GATTACGGTTGATGGATTTTGGTCAGTTTGCCCAGGGCGGTTTCTTTTGGCTTGTGGCGCTGTTGATGGCTCGTTGTGCCTGCCTCAAAGAAAACGCCGTCACGAGCCAAATCCGCGAAATATGACCAGTTCCCTGGCGAAATTGCGCCGGCCTTTGCCACCCGATGAGCTAACCTACCCCGCTGGCGCCGACGAAGCCACGCAACGCATGGTGCCCTCGCGAGTGCTGGAAAAGTGGCTGCGCTTGCATTTCATCGAGCCGGATGGCCGCTTGTGGCGCGAAGATCATCAGCATTTGCAGCAAGCCTTAATTGGCTGCCTGTGGACAAATCTGCCGCTTAAACGCCACCAAAACGAAGTGGCGGCCACTTGTGAGATGCCCGGCATTCAGGGCAACCAGTGGGCGCGGGCGCGCTTTAATCAACAGTTGCGCGATTGGTTTGGCGTCGAGCCGGATTTTCTCATTACGTTTTACGCGCCTTATGCTGCCGAGTGCGGCGATTTATCGTTTTGCGCTCTCTCGCGTCACGAGCTGCTGCACGCTGGCCAGGCGCGCGACCGTTTCGGCGCCCCTAAATTTCGCAAAAGCGGCAAGCCTGTTTTTGCTATTAAAGGTCACGATGTCGAAGAGCACGTCGCAGTTGTTGAAGACTTTGGAGTTGGTGCAGCAGCCGGCCAAACCAGAAAACTTGTCGACGCGGCCCGTAGAACGCCCCGTTACGGCCACGCCGATATTACCTTCGTGTGTGGTAATTGCACGCGATGAGACGATTCGGCCACATCGCACCGAAGCACCCCCTCCTGGACGAAAAGCGAGCTTCGAAGAAGCAAAAGATTCAGCTTTTGCACGCTACGCTGAATTATTAAGTCGCTTGGCTAAGTCGTGAACTTTCCTGAACTTTTTGTCGCTTTCTAATGCCCCGTAATCTTCTCACTGACGACGCAAAACTCTTTGTCCTACAAAGCCTGGCGTGCTATGTTTCGCCCAGCGAAGTCGCCAAGCAGGTTAAGGAACATTTCAAGATAACCATCGGGCTGCCGGCAATTCTCCACTACGACCCCACCAAAGCCCAAGGACGCCAACTCAGCGAGGAATTAAAAGAGCTTTTCTACGAATTGCGCGAAAAGTTCAAAACCGACCTCGATAACATCCCCTGCGCCAATGCCGCCTATCGTTTGGGCGTCATCCAACGCGTGATTGAAAAAGCCGAATCACAAGGCAACACCGCGATGGTGTTGCAAGCCGCCGAACAAGCCGCCAAAGAACGCGGCGGCGCTTATACCAACCGGCGCGAATTGACCGGCAAAGACGGCAAGCCAATCGAAACCAGCAGCACCGTTAGCGCCACTGTGAATGGAACCTTCGACATCCGAGAACGAGCCAAAGAACTCGCCCAACTGCCCCCCGACGAACTTATGTCAAAGTATCGCGACGCGGTTGGCCAGACTTGAAGCCATCAATGCTGATCCGGAGCTGCAGGCGCTTACTTTAGCTGTTGCCAAACAAGACATCGTAACCTGGGCACTCGATTGGTGCTTTACCTACGATCCCCGCGAAGAGCAAAGCGACCGGCCTTTTGATTTATTCCCGCGCCAGATTGAGTTTTTAGCCTGGCTAAAACAACTCGAAACTGACCAGAAATCGGGCGTTGCAGAAAAGTGCCGCGATGTTGGCTTCACCTGGTTGTGCGCGACGTATGCGGTTCATGGATGGCTTTTTCGTCCGGGCTTTAGTTGTGGCATCGGCAGCCGCAAAGAAAAATTAGTTGACGAAATTGGCAATGCCGACAGCATCTTCGAGAAGCTGCGGTTTTTGTTGCGTTGGTTGCCGGGCTGGATGCTTCCAGTTGGTTTCAACTGGAAGAAAGACGACAACTTTTGCAAGCTCGTAAACCCCGAAAACGGCGCCACGTTGACGGGCGAGGCTGGAGATAACATCGGTCGCGGCGGTCGCAAAAGCATCTACTTCGTGGATGAAGCGGCCTTCCTGGAGCGCTCCCAGAAAGTGGTGGCCGCACTTTCGCAAAACTCACGCTGTAAGGTGTGGGTGTCAACGCCAAACGGCACCGGCAACGAATTCTACCGGATGCGCTTTAGCGGGAAATTTCCCGTCTTTACCTTCAACTGGCGCGATGATCCACGGAAAGACGACGCCTGGTATGAAGAGCAAAAAGAGATTTTGCCGCCGGCGATTTTAGCGCAAGAAGTTGACATCGATTACACCGCCTCGCTTGAAGGCATCCTGATCGAAGCCAAGTGGGTGCGCGCGGCGGTCGAGTTTCAAAAGTGGTTGCGCGATGTTGAAGGTCTGGAACTGCCGACCAGCGGCGACAAGTTGGGCGGTTTAGATATCGCTGAAGGTGGCGCTGATAAATCGGTGCTCACCATCAAAACAGGTTGTGTGGTTGCTGATATTGAATCGTGGGAAAAGCTCTCCACTACTCAGACCGCATTTAAAGCGCGTGACCTCTGTTTAAAGCACGAAATCAAGCATTTGCTTTATGACGCCGGCGGCGGCTATGGTGCCACTGTTAAAGGCATGATGGAGCAAGCGGCAGATGCTCACGAAGATGCTGATGTGTCGCTCAGTGAAGAAATAGCCGGCGAACTGGCGGAGCTGCGGAAAGCCTTTGAAAACTTGCCCTATGGGGCTACCGGCGTAAACGGCGGAGCGACGCCTGACGAGCTAACCAAATGGCCGGACGGGCGCACTTCAAAAGAGATGTTCGCCAATCTCCGGGCCGAACTCTGGTGGAAAATGCGCCTGGCTTTCGAGCGCACTTTTGAATACCGGACAGGTATCAAGAAGCATCCGCTGGAGTTGCTGATCAGCATTCCAAATCATTCGCAGTTAATAGCCGAATTATCCACGCCGCTTTACTGGACGACCGAAACCGGCAAAATCCTGCTCGAACCGAAAAAAGCGATGAAGCTGCGTAGTGTGGCTTCTCCGGACTTTGGTGATTCGCTGGCATATACCAACGCCAAACCCAAGAAAAAGCGCACGACGCAAGTCTGGTAACCACGCTTTACAAGTTTTCCCTATCCAAATGAATTTTTTTCAACGGGCTGCATTAGGCACGGCTCAAGCGGCTCAATCTACACGTGACGTCGCTTTGCGTGCGTCGGGCGAAAGTCTCAAACGCTTGAAGCGCCTACCCCAAAAATTAGCCGGCAGTGCCTGGGGCTTATGGAATAGCGTTGTTTCTGGCTTGCCCTATTACGACCATTCGAAGCGAGTCGGCAAGCTGCTCAACAATAGCTCCCTGGCCTGCACCATCAAGGCGCTAACGCGGATGCTGACCGATGCTGAGTTGTGTGCCCAGAAACGCACCCCAACCAGCAAAGGTGGTAAATGGGAAATCGCGCCCGATCATCCCTTAGCGCAGCTTCTGGCCCAGCCTAACCCGTATTTCGACAGCACGCTTTTTCTGGATGCGATTGCGATCTCTTATGTGCTTGATGGCAATGCTTACGTTTGGAAAGCGCGCAACGAATACAAACAGGTCATTGAGTTATGGCCGATTTCACATACCTGCATCGAGCCGATTCGCAAAGACGGCACTGAGTTTGTTGATTACTACGAATATAAGATCGGGCGCGGCGAACCGCTCAAAATCCCGCCTGAAGACATCATCCACATCCGGGACGGCGTTGACCCTGAGAACAATTTAAAGGGCTGGAGCGCTGTTAAAAGTGCTACTGCTGACATTTGCACCGAAAACGAATCGCAACAGTTCACCAATGCCCTACTCTTCAATTCGGCCATTCCCAGCGTAGTTATCACGCCGAAAAACGACAACATCGAAGACTTTGACGGGGACAAATATAAGCGAACGTGGAAAGACAAGTTTGGAGGTAATCGGCGCGGCGAGGCCTGGATTCAGGATATTCCACTCGATGTGCAGGTTATCGGGATTGATCCCAAAAAGCTGGATTTAAGCAGCTTGCGGAAGATTGCCCAGTCGGGCATCGCCGCAGCGGTGGGAATTCCCGCCGTCGTTGTCGGGCTTTTCATCGGCCTGGAGACTTCGACCGCTAAGGCCAGCTACGAAGAGTCGCTCTGGCAAGCGTATGTAGCCTGCATCATTCCGATGCTAAAGCGCATCACGCGCCAGATTACCAACGGCCTGGTCAACGATCCCGTTTTTCCATTAGGTGACATTGCCAAGCTACGGGCCTGGTATGACCTATCCGAAGTTTCATGTTTACAGGAAGACCAGAATGAGTTGGCGACGCGCCTGGCGATGCTCTTTGAAAAGAACGTTATTAAACGATCTGAGGCGCGTGGGCCGCTTGGCTTCCAAATGGCCGAAGGCGAAGAAGACGGTTATAGCAGCGATTTAAACCAAAGCAGTGAGCAAAGCGACGAAGACGACCCCGAAGACGACGACACCGATAAAGACGCCAAAGACGAAAAGCGGATGTCGCTGCGGGAGCTTCGCGCCCACGCAGGAACTCACTGGAAGCACGCTACAACCGCTACAGTTTGATGACGACCGCACTTTGGCAGAGTGGGGCGACCCGGTTGACTTCCGAGTTAATTGGCCCAACCTACTCGATGGTTTAGATGATGAAGCGGCGCTTTTAACAGCGCTACTTCTCACAATGCGCGGCTTAGGCCGCGCGCTGGCGCAGGCGGCGATTGAAGCGATCAAGAAGGCTGCACACAATCCCAACGCCTTTCAAGAGCTTTACGCCGCTGCGCTTAGTAATTTGGCAGGCGCCCACACTCAGGGCGCTTATTTGGGGCGATTAAAAGCCGGGCTGGATGCACCACTGGGCGAAGCTGACCACTTGTTTGGACAGGCGGCAGCCGCCGAGCAAGCCCCGTTTTGGAAGACTTTCGTGGCGCAACTGCAGGCCGGCGACAAGCGTTACGTTACGAAGCAAGAAGACGGTAGCGCCGCGCCGCGCGAAAAGCCGATCCAGAACCGCAGCGACCTTTACGGTCTGCGCGTGGCCGGCAGCGCCAATGAAGCCTGGTCGTATGCCTTGCCTGATGGCACTGTGATATTTTGGGAGTTGGGCGGCGCGGAGCATCACTGCGTATTGTGCCCTAAAATCGCCGACAATGGCCCTTACAACGCGCAATCACTGCCAACCTACCCGCGTCACGGCGCGACCGATTGCGGCGTGAATTGCGATTGCCATCTCCGGACTGACAACGGCCAGACCAGTTTTATTTTGCCTGTATGAGCCAAAACCAAAGCAACGACGAAAACGGCAAGCCCAAATCAGGTTCAAATCCTGCCTCCGCAAATAGCTTTTTAGCTCAATGCTGCCGGTAGCTCAGTTGGTAGAGCGGTGGAGATTAATCCTCAGGTCGCAAGTTCAAATCTTGCCCGGTCGCCCAGAACACTTTTTCTCTCAATGAAAGATTTACAACGTCGCATATTAGGCTTTGAACTGCGCGAAACCAGCGAAGATGGCAGCGAGTTTGACGGCTACGCATCCGGGTTTTATTCGATTGATAGTTACGGCACTATCCTGGATGATGGCGCCTTTGACGAAACGCTCGACTGGTTTTTGCAGAATGGCTTTATTGGTGGTTTGAACCATGACTGGGATCAACCTATCGGCAAGCCGCTTAAAGCACGCAAAGACAAAAAAGGTATCTTCACATCGGCGCGCATCAGCGACACCACACACGGCAAAGATGTCAAGATTCTGCTTAAAGACGGCGTTATCAGAAAGCTCAGCATCGGTTTTGTGATTCAAGGGCGCGAGTGGCTCGATACCTTCGAAGAGGTAGAGAAATACTGGCAATCGAACAATTATAAACCCAGTGCCGAAGACATCGCCCGCGCCCAGTTCGGCGCGTTGCTCATCACCAAAGTAAAGCTCTACGAATACTCGCCCGTTACAATTCCAGCCAATACCCTCTGCGACATCACCGACGTCCGCAATGAAGCGCCTGCTACTTTATCTGTGGATGATCACGTTTTGACCGTGCTTGCTGCGAACAAGACGTTATTAGAGCGCCTGGATAATTTAGGTGAAAAACGCCAGGCCGATGAACGCACTCTGCC